CACGCATTTGATTGATATCGGCGTGAATTCTACTGTGCGAAGAGTGTGTTAATATTGTGTCAATAAAAGTTGTGCGTGCTTTATTGAACTCTCTTGCTTGTACAACCATTTTTGCTAATGGATGTTTATGTGTTGTTAAAAAGTTTTTATCAAACTTTGGTTGCCCGGACTTCTCAGTGCGCTCATATTTAATATTTAATTTATCAAATGCTTTTGCTACACTTACTGCGGCCCAGATATCGACATCAACACCTGTATCTTTTTTAATTTGTGTCAGTAATGTTGTTTCTTTTTTCTGTAGATCTTTTTTTATTCTATCTGCTTTATCTAAATCAACACGTACCCCTTTTGATTTCATATCAAGTAAACATGGAAAGAGGCGTGTCTCTAAATCAAAAATACTAGATAACTCTTGCTTAATTATTTCTACTTTAAAATATTGCCATAGTCTTAATGTTAAGTCTGCGTCTTGTTCTGCATAAGGACCAACATACATAGCCGGCAGTTTATACATCTGTGCTTTTGCATCAACTCCCCATTCTTTTGCGGCTTCATATAACAAAGCTTCTGACTTTGTTTCTTTGAGATAATCTTTACCTAATTCGTTTAGTGAATAACGAAATCTGTTTTCATCTATAAGTGGCGCGGCAATCAAGGTATCTATAATTTTACCTTTTACTTCTACACCCCACCATCTAAGCCAACCTACATCGTAAGCGGCGTTATGAAATACTTTATCACATGGTAAATCCATGATCTTTTGTATTTGACGCTTGAGTATATTCTCGTCAAAGTTACCACCACCCTCGTGACGTATAGGGAAGTAACCTTTCCAACCTTCAACAGCAATAGCAACACCGGCTATGTAGCCATTGTTGATAGCCCAACCCGGACCTTTTGTTTTAATGTCTGGATCGTATGTCTCTAAGTCAACAGCTATTTCTTTTGCTTCGGATAGATTAGGAACGGTCTCTGGTGGTGTCCACTCACTCGGTGTTTGAAATAGAGGTATCTGTGTCATCTTCTTTCCTATCATTTATCTCACCCGCAATCGCCGCATATCCCGCCATGTCTATGTAACAATCTTTTGTAGGTCTGTGTTTTAATCGTGCTACTTTTACAAGTAGCATACATATAGCTACATCGTGTGCAGATATTTCATAATCTAAATAACCACTCCATAACCTTGCGATGTTTTCGTGGTTTTGATATTTATCACCGTAGTCGTGTTGACGTTGACCAGTAACAATCTTTGCCGCTGTATCTAAATATTCTCTAGTCTTCATCTTTCTCCTTTTTGTTAATAGATCTTAAATCATTTGTAAGTAGTTGTAAATCAAGTAATAATATTTTTAATTCTTGATCAACTTTCTCACGGTTTAGTTTTGGTAATTGTGCGCGTATCTTGCGTATTTGTTTCTCTGTTACACTGACTTGTTTCAATGCAGTATCTATTGTAAACATATTTCTTCTAACTCCTTTATTTGTAGATTATAACAATTTGCCTTCACGGTAAAATTATTGCTAGGATCAATATCCCCTTTTTTCATATATCTTGCTTTATCAAAATATTCTTTTCTATTCATACGACCAAGTAACCACGCTTTACTCATATCATTTAATACGCTGACAAAAATATATTCATCACAATCTTGATGTAAACTTGTTTCAGCTACAGAACAATCGTAAAAAATTCTTGGATGAGAACTACGACGCTTTGTCTTTACATCTATTTTTTTATTATCTTCAATAAGATCATAGTCATATGTATTTTTCCAAATTGAATTAGGTAGATGTTGATGAGCGATATATTCTCCTAAAATGCCAGATAAATTACCCTCACCTTGTGTGATAGAGTTTTTTAGTTTACCTATTTCACTAGCTTTTTCTTTACAACTTTCTATCATTTCTCCTGTAACATTTATTTTTATCACTAAAATGCCTCCGTAAATTCTCTGTCCGTTTGTGATCTCACAATGTTCAAAGTGTTTCTTGCACGCGTCATTCCCACATAGAACACACGTCGCTCTTCATCTCGTTGTGACCAATATGAAGCATCAGCCTTACGAGTTAAATCTGTTAACAACATTACATTATCTGCTTCACCACCTTTTGATCCGTGTATCGTGGACAGTTTGATCCGTGGTGCGCGTCTAATGTTTTCTTGACGACGTAAACACATCCGTACATACGTCTTCTTGGTAGACTCAATATTTTCTAGTGCCTTAAACCAAGGCAAGTCTTTATCTAATTTTAATCCATAACTTTCTTTCAACATATCAAAGGTAAACATTTTTTCTTTATCAACATTTTTCATACCTTTAAATTTTTTATCGACACCTGTATTTATTTTTATGTAACTATAAAATGATTTAACTCTTTTAAGATCTAATTCTTTTCCTCTGCGAATATCTTCCCATGCCAATATAGCTTGATGTACAAGTTTACTGATAGATGTCTTATCTCCTCGTTCATAAAAATAACCATATGTTTTTAATTGATCTTCTAGTTTATCTAATCGGTATCCATCTCTTGCTAATACTAACCACTCTCCCTCTTTCATTTTTTGTAACTGCTCAACCGGGTGTATATTTACTTGACCTTTTTCATCGCGCGCTGTCCATTCTTTATCGACTCTATCTTTCACACGCTTAATTAACTTATTTGCTTTTGCATGAATAGATTCTGCTAATCTATATGACTTATTTAGTATGGTCCGTGTTCCATCCATATTCATCAAAAACTCTGGTCTTGCACCCGCCCAACGATAGATTGCTTGATCATCATCCCCGGCTATGTACACACGCTTTGCTTTTGTAAGGACACGCTCTACCATTTTCCATTGCAACCAACTAAGGTCTTGTGCTTCATCTACAATCACCACATCAAAGTTTGGCATAAGGTCATAATGTTTTTTATTGAAGTCTACAATCATGTCAGTCATGTCGTATTTGTTTCTTTCTATTTTGTAATCATGCAAGGACTTATCAATGTATTTTAGTTTACGTAAACCACCTTCGATGTTTCCAACATCTGGATAATTAAAATAAGCTTCAGATGTTAGTCCTCGTATCTTTGCACCATCAATGATTTGCATGAACACATCATCGGGAAAACCGGCACCATATTTTTTTATGTTGTTATTTGGATTACTTAATTTTATCTGTGTTTTATTAGATACTCTTTTGTAATCTTCATCACTCATGATGTTTTCTTCTTTTAAATGTAACTCTCTGTACGCTAAACTGTGTAGTGTGCGGAAGTTTGAGAAATCTTTTGAGTCATAACTTAATTGTGCAATAGCACGAGATAATGCTTCATCTGCCGCTTGATTGGTAAATGCAAGATAGGCGATCCTGTGTGGAGGTACATTGTTTTCACGCAACTCTTTTTCTACAATGCGTAGTAAGTGTGTTGTCTTACCTGTTCCGGGTGGACCAAATATTATATTTCTATCCATTAAAAAGGTGTCTCCTCACTCATATCTGGAGTATCAAAGTCATTATCACTTTTTTTAATCCAAGGTACATACCAAAGATAAGCTGTCTTACCTTTTATTTTTCTTCTTACATCTCCGCCGCCTAATTTATTTCTAATATGTGCTGTCATTTCTGTTCTACTAAAATCTTTAAAATCATTTCTTTTTAAAAACTTTTGTAACCATTCTGATTTAAAATATGCAGTGTCTCTTTTTACTTTACCTTCTTTTTCTTCATATTCTCTTTCTTCAAAGAATGCTTTACCCATATCTATTTCATCTATGTTTTCTGCTTCACCTTGGTCTTCTAAAAAACGTTCAAGTAAAGTTTCAAAAACACCTGTCTTTGTAATCTCATGCGGCATCTGTATAACAACAACAGTATCTAATAACATTTGTATTCTGCTGTCCCAGTCACCCGGTCTCATCATATTAGGCATTACATTAATTTCATTCATACATGCTTGTCTAAATTTATGTTGATTATAAAATTGATCTGTTGATAGTTTCAATATTCTACCATCAATATTTAAAAACCAAGTTGATTCATCACTTTCAAACTTTGTTAAGTCACTGACTTGATGTTCAAAGTTATTACCGATACCATATTGTTTACCTCTACATAAACTTTGTGAACACACTGCACACATCGGTTGATCTTTACATTTGTATTGATAATCTTTTTTCTCATGCTGTCTTATTGTTTTGACAACTTGTTGTGCCGGTAATGGTGTTTCCATATACTTGTGATTAAACTCTTCTATTTTTGTTTGCCATTCCTCTGGCCATTTCTTTTTTGCATACACTGCGTATTGATACAGTGTGTTATCTCTTCCGCCGGGTGGTATACCTTGTGACATCAATGTAGACAAACAAGGTGGTCCGTCTTTTAACTCAATATCATTCTTTCTTTTTACTTGAAATTCTTTTAAACTTTTTTCGGTCGTACAATAATGATCATATAAAGCGAAGAAATCATCAAGGCTACTAGCATTACCATAGTCGCTATAGCCATGACGCATAGAATCATCACCACCGTGA